GTTCAGCAATCAAGGCGTTTAATTTATCTACTTCCGACTCTTCTGTAACTCCAGTGTCAACTCCGGTATCAATTCCAGTATCGACTCCTGTGTCAATTCCGGTATCAACTCCAGTGTCAACTCCGGTATCGACTCCGGTATCAATTCCAGTATCGACTCCTGTGTCAATTCCGGTGTCAATTCCGGTATCAATTCCGGTATCGACTCCGGTATCAATTCCAGTATCGACTCCTGTGTCAATTCCGGTGTCAATTCCGGTATCAATTCCGGTATCAATTCCGGTATCAATTCCGGTATCACCTGTAGGTCCTACTTCCCTCCATTCTCCTTGAACAAAGATCCAAGTCACATTGTTTCCATCCATATATACCTGACTTTCAAAAGGATTAGCAGGAAATCCTCCTGTTGTTGTGGTCATATCACCAGCGACATTTGTGGTGGGCATGTCACCCACACCAGTTGTTGTGGTCATATCACCAACGGCATCAGATGTATTAACTGGAGGGATATAGGTTTCTATATCTTCGTCATAATAAACTGGATCGGGTCCAGGAGCATTAGGATCTACCCCTGTTACTGGGGCAGTAAAATTAGGGTCAATAACACCAACGGGATAAGGATCTCCTGTAACGGGTTCAGTTGGATCATTTACAACTGCAAAATCTGTTCTTGGATCGCCGCCTACGCCTGCGCCCGCCGTTGATAAAACATCAGCTACAGGGGCTGTCCAAGCATCAGTAGACGGATCTTCATCCATAAAAGGAGAAACTGGGTCTTCCACAAAAGATGTTACAGGATCGATAAATTGATCAGCTGGGTCATAAGCTGTGTATCCAGGCTCACCCCAATTATCCACGGCCCCATAACTCGATGGGAGGGGGGAAGGTCCTTGTGTAGTTCCACCACCAACTGCTGCGTCCACGGCATCTTGAACTGGGTCAATTACAGTGCCTGCTGGTCCTACTGTATCCATGCCGGGTTCAGTAGTTGTGGATGGGAACACTGGCGCAGTGGTGGTTACTGGATCGGGTTGTGCTACTGGAGTACCGTCCGGATTTCTTAAACCCTCTTGTACTTGTAATTGATAAATACTGTCTCTTAAACTAATCTCACCATCACCATCTATATCATAGTCTTCTCTGTAAACACCCGCTTGATCGCCTCCCAAATACGCCATTATCTCTTGGGCTAAGTTTCCTCCCGTGGCTTGGTCCACTGCGGTTTGGACTGGGTCTATTCCAGAGTTTAAATTTGATTGTGCCAACCAAGCATCCATATCATCGATAACACTTTGAGAAGGTCCACCACCAATTGCTGCGTTTATTGCGTCCTGTACTGGATCCCCCCTTGACGGAAGATTAGGTTGTTCACGATAAGATCCACCTCTGCCTACAGGTCCACCTCTTTGAAATTTTAATGGCTCGCCTAATCTTGGTCGATTAAGTAAATTCAAAGTAGGCTCGCCTAATTCTGCTTCTAGTCGTCTATTTCTAGCTTGTATTTTAAGTGCTTCTGCTGACCTAGCTTGTGTTCCTGCTTGTGTAGATGGAATTTTTCCTTCATATTTAAGTTTAGATACCTTTTTATCTATCGCTGCCTGTCTTTTTCTAATTTGTTTTAAAGCTCTTTTAACAACCTCCGGACCGTATTTTCTTACGCCTGCTCTAGCTCCATTAGCTAAAATAAATTCAGCTGCTGCTCCTAATAATGGTAATAATGGTATTGGCATCAGTCCTTACTCCCTGATTTCTTTTCTTGTCTAATGCGTTGTCTTTCCACGTTGGCCTTTAATACTGCTATATCTTCCTGTGCTTTTAAGCTCTCTTCTTCCGATTGATCCTTTTGCTTTAACTTAGCTTTGTCTAAAGAAATCTTCTTCGTATCCGCTTTATCTTTTTGCTTTAACTTAGCTTTATCCAATTGGATCTTCTTCTCAGCAATTACTTTATCATCCTGATTCTCTCTTGCACGGATTTCTAATTCCTGTTGCTTCAATGCTACCACACCATCATCAGGCGGTGTTATAACTTCTTCCAGTCTTGGCATGATTTGTTCAAGGATCTTGGCTTCTATTTGTGCCTTTAGTATCTCTTTCTGCGGATTAGGTGGAGGCGGTTGCATCATACCGCCTTCTTGCATTTGCGGTACTTGCTGAGGACCCTGTTGTGGCATTTGCTGTTGCTGTTCCGGCATTTGCTGATCGGCTAACTTCTGTGCCTCCAATGAAACGTGCTGGAAAATGTGCGATACCAATGATGACATCGCCATCGGATTGGCCATGGGAATTCCAGTTTCCAAGAAAGATAGATGCACCTCAATGTGTATCATGTGAGCTTGTTCAGGAAAAGCGGTTAGAGGCGCACCCATCAAAGCCGCCCCATCCTCTTGGGCGGGATCCACAGGAGCGGGTGGTGGTGGATCGGGAACAAATAATGCGTCTATATTTTCGGAGCCAAGGGCTTGATACATTCTGCGGTAAGACTCCTTAATATTATGAATTTCAGGATTGCTTTGTACCAATTGTAATTCTTGTTGCGCTAAGGTAATTCGCTGACTCATGGAAAAGAAGTTGGGATCACTAACTGGGATCACATCGATGCGATCATCAAAGTCTGCTTGTTTTATGGCTTGATCCCCGCCAATCACTTGATACGGATATTGAGGGGGTAGGTACTCAGAGAATAACCTAGCTAATATTTTAAATTCTGTTTTTTGGGCGTAGTGCAATCTTTTATGGACGGCGGACATCACTCTAGTACCTTGTTCCAATAGTGCCATGGTAGTTCCTACCGGCAGTTCCTGATTGCCTTCCCCTACTTGTAGGTTCGTAATTGACGCAAAGCGTTGCCCTGCTTCCACACAAAAACCAAGTAACTGCATAAGGGTAGCCGATGGTTCTTTGTACGGCAGTGGCACTAATGAATCTCTTAAGGCTCCGCCCGGTGCGTCCACATCACGGAACTCACCCGGTTCCAACGGAGTTTCGTCGTCCCTGATTCTCAGTCCACGGGCTTTAAAACCGGCAGGAAGATTCGCCAACGTACCGGCATCAATCAGTTGCCTGAGTGCGCCAGTCGCTGTTCTCGATAAACCGCCAATCATGTGTATTAGACCAAAGCCGTAAAAGCCGAGGCCAGGGAGAAACTTATAATGCACAAAATATTGGGTCTTTCTTTTTAACGGATCATCCTGTCGGTAATTTCTGCGGATCGCTAATACCTGACCCGATGTTCTGTCTACAGTAATAATGAAAGGGAGGTGAAAGCCTTCAGGATCTTCAAATCCCGGTATGTCCGTGGATACGTGAAACTCCAGTAGTTCATAAGTCATTTCATTGATGCCAGCTTGAATGCCTTCCAGTTGGTCTTCCTTGTCTTTGGAATCATTAGCTATGTTGGTTTCCGAAGGCTGTAACGGGATGTCCCGATAGAAACCGGCAACTTGTTGGGTGCGTATTTCATTGTGCGTCATCTTGACTATGTGCGTGACGCGTTCACAGGTGGCTAAATCACTGGCAGTATAAGGGACCACCAAATCTTCTACGGGGACGAAGGAGCTAACTGCTCTTTGTTTGCTGGCGTCGTAGTACACTTTCTTGAAAGCTGTCCCTGCCAACGGCAAATAGAACAGTAATTGGTCCATTTCAGGGGTATATTCGTCCATTACCGTGGTAATTTGGTAGTTCATAAACTCTTGAACTCTTCTTGCTTGATCTTCCGTTTCCAGTGTTTCTTGGCCCAAGACCCTTGTTTTTACGGGTCCTTTAGGGGGTAAAAGCTCTTTAAAGGCTTGTGCTTGGAATTGCGTTACGGATTCAGCTAATAGTGGGTGAGTTACACCGGAAGCACCGGGAAATGGACGATCCCTGTCCTCATACTTGAAACCAAGTAAGTCCAATCCTTTGACATAGGCATCTTCCCACTCGGATCTGGAACCTTTATCGTCTTCAAATTCGCCAATAAGATCATTGGCAATGTTTCCCAAATCCCCTTCATCTATGAATTCGGCTAAATTAGCCTCAAACGGGACTTCGCCCATGGGGTCTTCATCGGGAAAGTAATTGATTTCAGCACCGCCGCCATCGGATAACTCCACGGCAATATCATCCATTCCGTTCGGGGACAACGGCTCTTCTATTTCAACTTCCGTGCCGTCTTCAACTTCCAGATCAATGAGATCTGACAACCTTTCTATGTTGGTTGGTACTTTATTCTCTGCCATTATTTATATCTGTATATCTCGGTATTGGAGAAATTATATCCATGAGTATGTTAGCTACTTTTGGTCCCCATTGTCCCGATTTAGTCTGTGTTACTTCTTCCATTTCTTCAACGGCTTCTTCTGGTTCCTGTGTTCTAAACGGATCTGTCTTAGGGTCATAAAAAAGATCACTAGCATCTTCTGCTCTTGCTCCCCAATACATGCCAGTAGCTCCTGCTCCTATTATAGGAATTAAAGCTTTTAATAATCCCACTACTTTCTCTCGTTGATACTCAAAAGCCGCTATCCCGTCAGCATCCAATCCTTCTAGGCCCCTACTGAGTATATCATCCAATATATTTTTTTCTTTTTGTAATTCGTTAACTTGCTGAGCTATTTTATTCATCTCACGTTGAGTGGCGCCCGGTTTTGCTATAGAACCGCTTGCTGATTTAGGTCCACTTATACTGTCAATAATATCTTGGGCTTCACGCGATAGGCGTTTGCCACGTTCTGCAAGTTGCTTGTGTAACTGTTCTAGGCTTTCCTGTTGTAATCTATGGTGTTTGGCTAAATATTCTAGCCCTTCGTCCGTTCTGGTTGTTTGCATAGCAGCGGGAATATAGCGCCTTTTTACATAGTCCTTGAGAAAACCTCCACCTTCTTTTAATGCTTTAAAAAGACTTCCGAGTCCCATAGGGATCTCCTAAAATACGCCTGTGAACTTCGTACCTCTGAGAGCTTCTCCACCGCCTCGGCTTTTGCCTTTACCGGCACCGGGTTTAGGCCCTTTGGAAGTAGCTTGAGTTTTGGTCTTTGCGTAAGGAACAAAACCTTGGTCCTTTATCTTTTCACCTTTGTCTGCCATTGTATACTCCTAGTAATATTCTTTTAGCCTGCGAGGATGGCCATCCTGCATGTCATCATCAGATTCTAAACCAATAAACCCACCCTGTCGATAACGCATTAGTGCCTGTGTAGTGGAATCCACCAAGTCATCGTAGTCGCCGAATGGAAAAGCCGCGCATTCCTCGACCAATTCCTCCGCCCAGCGTGTTTCCGGGACGTACACCATGCCCGCTTCCAGTAGGGGTGCCACCGCATTTACCCTCGCGATCTTATCTTGCCCTTTACCGGGGGAATAGTTCACTACAGGAATACCCGCTTGGCGTAATTCGTCAGTTAACGGGAGTCCCGATGCCTTGGCTTCCACGATGATGGTATCAGGATCCCAATAAGTGTATTGTTCGTAAGCGACCCGTTTCAGTTCCGGGAAGTCCCAGCGTCCTTTTTTGACGTCGAGGAGTAAAAGGGCGGGTCTTGAAGAGTTCTCGTCTGGGTAAAATACGCACCACGTCGTGATCGCTGAGTAGTCAGCAGTTTCTTTTTTTGTATAAGCCGTGTCGTACGATTGGATGACATATTGCATTTGGGGCACGTCGTCGTGCGTCCATTTTTTCCACCATTCCCGTTTCAGTATAGCACCCTCTTCTGAAGTGGGGTTCTGCATCCACTGCGCTTCCCATTTGCTGACCGGCAGCGACGCCTTCACCCCTTCCAGCTCCGGTAGGGTCCAATACTCCGGCCATAGTGCGTTCCCGGTTTCAGGGAAAATAGCCGGAAATTCCACTACCTCCCACTGATCGGCGTGGTCCTCCATTTGTTTCGATAAGAGCTTTCCTGTGAGGTCCTTGGTCGACCAGCGCGTCATCACGATCACGATGGAGCCTCCGGGCTGTAGCCGTTGGCGCGGACCCGATGAGTAATAGTCCCATGCGTTTTCCAGGGCCTTGGGCGAAAGGGCATCCTGCTCCGAGTGGATGTCGTCCAGCACCAATAGATCCGCTCCCCTTCCGGTGACGGCGCCGCCAATACCTGAATAGAACGCTTCCCCACCGGCATGAGTTTCCCACCGCCCGGCAGACTTGCTGTCGGCCTTTAGTTGGACTCCAGGGAACACCTCTTGGT